AGATTCCTCCCTTCTGGACAACTAAAGCTAAGAATCCTCAATGGACAGATCATGCAGTTCCTACACAAAACATTCTTGAGCACTATCAGAAGGAGGAGATGAAGTTAGCTATAACTACTATCCCCTGGATGTATGATAAGGCTAACTTAGGCACAAGTATAGCTAAGCAAATTTGGGTTTCAGAGATAATTAAAGATAAGCGCTATAACGAGGTAGGAGATATAGTTACTGCTCAGATTCTCGAAGATGGACCTCGATTTATCACAATAGCGATTGAAGATTTTATTTTTCCTATTAACTCCATTCAAGATATTCAACTTTGTTCCTGGGTAGCTCACAGATTCAGATTGAATTGGCTTACAATTAAGGCAAGAAGTAAGAAAGTTGAGGAGGTTAAGGAGCCAATCTACATAAATACAGATGATCTTGAGAGTAAGTTCCTTGCATGGGGATCAGAGAGGGTACAAAAGCAAGAGGAAATTGAGAAACTTGCTCGCACTCGAATGATGAGTCAAGAGCATGAGATGTTTGAGGTGTGGGGAGATTATGACTTTGATGAAGATGGAGTGGCAGAGAAGATTTGCTTCACCTTCCATAACGCATCTGAGAACCCTTCCTCAGTTGATTTGACTTTAGTGAGACCTATTCTTAACCCCTGGGATCACCGATTACGCCCCTTCTTAATTGATCAATGCTTTCCTCGTCCTCATAGGATAATTGGAATAGGCTTTGGACAGAGGTTAGAGAGATTACAAGAAGGAATGAGTACAACCTCTAATCAAGCTATAGACAACTGGACAGTTGCTAATGCAAGGGCAATTACTTATAAAAAAGGATTAGGAATTAAAACTCCCTTCAAAATTTGGCCAGGCAGAGCGTTTGCAGTTAATGAGCATACAGATATAGCTTCCTTTCAACTTGGAGATATTTATCCTTCAGGTCAACTTATAATGAACTTTCTTAAAGATGTAAGTGAGAGAGTTACAGGAGTGAGTGACTATTGGATGGGGCAAGAGTCACCAACTGTAGGGAGTTCGGCAACAGCTACTTCTACTCTTGCACTAATTCAGGAGGGAAATAAGCTGTTTGACTTTATGATGAAGAGTACTCGTAACACGCTTAATGAATCAGCTTATATGCTCTATATTACACTAAGGCAAATGAAGCCTGCGGGGGCTGTTTATACAATTCTTGGAGAGAAGGAAGGAGAGTTAATTGAGCAAACCTGGAATGCACGGGAGGGGGATATAAGGAAGTGCCTCGAATTTGATCTAACTGCAAGTTCTGCTTATTCAAATCGAATTGTTGAGAGACAGAGCTGGATGGAATACTTCAATCTCGTATTAGGCTACTACCAGAAGATCTTCGATGCAAGTGGAGTATTCTTTGATCCGCAGGCTCCTGTTGAACTCAAATTAGTTGTAGGTGAAATGATTATGAGTGCTCATCTTATTATGCAGAGGATAAGTCAGCAGTGGGATATAAAGGATATTGATAGAATCTTATATGATCCCCAAACATTACTATCAATGGAATTTGCTAAAATGGGAATGGGTGCTCAAGGAACTCAAGGAACTCAAGGAACTCAAGGAGTACAAGGAGTGCAAGGAGGTTTAGGAGGTTTAGGAGGTTTAGGTGGAAGGGGCTTTGGAGTTCCCCCTCCAAGAAGAGAAGCTGGAAGAACAATGTAAGGAAGGAAAGCATATGGATAGAGAATTAACTAACATAGAAATTGAGGGCTTAGAAGACCTCTTATCGCATCCTGGATATAGAGTAGTATTAGAGGAGCTCAAGCTGCATCTGGAGCAGCTCGTTGAAGGCTCAAGGAAGGCTAAGAGTTGGGATGAGCATAATGTTAGGGAGGCACAAGCCACTTTGCTTGAGGAGATGATAGAGTTAGTGCCAACTATGTTGAGAGAAGAAGAGAGATATAGAGAAGAGAAAAAATTAGAAAAGGAGGAAGCTTAGATGTGGTTATTTCATAAGATTAGAGAAGGAGAAAGAAGAAGATATGGAGTTAATTATATATTTCCTGATTATAATACTATTTTTGAAGTAGGAATATTATTTCCCTACTTTTTCCCTTTAGTTGAAAGATATATTTGTTTTGATAATCTTAAGTCTATGATAGGAGTGCGAATTAGATCGATACTTTTTTCTGTAAGATTAAGAACTAAATCTTTTAGTCGAAGATTGGTAGTTCGTATTCGTAAAGGTAATATTATATTTAGAGAAAAGGAGGTTGGAGTATGACACCTGAGGAGTTAGCAGCTCAAGAAGCAAAAGTGACAGAAGCAAAGGTAGAAGAAGCAAAAGTAGCAGAAGCAGCTAAAGCCGAAGCAGAAGCAGCTAAAGCTAAGGAACTCGAATCAATTCCTGAGGCTTTTAGAGGTAAGTCTCAGAAAGAGTTAGTTGAGTTAGTTCTCAACACATCTACGGAGCTTGAGAGACATAAAGAAGCTATTAGACAAAAGGAGTTAGAAATTGAGCAACTCAAACCTAAACCTCAGTTCGATCAACTAAGTGAAGTAGAGAAGAAAGCTCTTAAAGAGAAAGAGTTTATTGCTGATCCTGTAGGATACTTAGAGAAGCACCATGCTGAGAGAATGAAGCCTATAGCTGACGAATACTATAAAGGACAATCAGAAATTCAGCTTCAACTTCTCAAAGGCGACAAAGAGCGATACCCAGATTTTGCTACTTTTGAAAAACCTATTCGAGCTTACTTAGATCAAATGCCAGTTGAAGTTAGATCAAATCCAGCAGCTATAGACTGGGCTTATAAGATGAGTGAATATCCAGAACTCAAGAAACGACTTAAAGAAGGAAGTGCAAGAGAGGGACTGCATAGTGAGGGTGAAGGAAGTCCACCTCTAACTAAACCTGAGAAGCGAGTTCTTGATGAAGAGGAGAAAGTAGTTGCTGCAAAATTTGGATTAACTGAGGAAGATTATGTAAAGTTTAGTAAAAAAGGGTCGATAGACGATTACGAGTAATTTTAAATTAGAGGAGGAACTTATGGCAATCGAAGAAATTCAAAAATCAGGGAAAGAAATTAAATCTCAAGTTAAAGAAACAGCTGATAGAGAGCTTGATGTGTTAGATGTTCAAGGTAAAGATCCTAAATTTGCATATCGTTGGCTCAATACACATAAGCAAAACTTAGCGATGAAGAAAGCCCGTGGATGGGAAGTAGTTAGTGATTCTAAAATTAAAACCTTCTCTGGTACATCTGATTCTACTCATCATATAGGAGATATGATATTAGCAAGAATGCCAAAAGAGAGATATGAAAAAATGATGAGAGCAAAGAAGGAGATTGGAGAAGCAAGAAGAAGGGCTCAGAAAGAAGAGTTTAGAGAAGAAGGAAGACGTAGTAGAGTACCAACATTTGATGAAAATCGATAATAAACTAATTATGATTGGAGGTAACTATGTCAACTATAACACTAAGTCGAGCTCGTGTAGCTCGAACAATAAGTGGTAATTCACCTCAGGTCATGACTTTTCCTGAAGCAGCTAATCAGACATTTAAGAAGGGAGAATTTGTTTACTTAGTTGATGGTAAGGTGACTGAAGTAGGCGATGATCCAACGATTATTCTTGGAATGGCTGATCAGGATGCAAGTGGAACAACAGATACAGCTATAGCTGTTGTAATTGCAAATGAGGATAATATTTTTAGTCTTCATAAAGTCTCAGAGACAGGTGGAAGTGGGAATGCTGGGACAGGAGCAGCTACTGCAGTTACAGATGCTGGTAAGCGTGCTGCTATTTATAGAGATACTCTCAACAATATGACTCATGTAGGGCTGGATACTACTGGAGTAAATGAGAGACTTACAATCTTAAACATTAGCGGCTTTGACACTGTAGGTGACATTGGTGGGAGGCTTCTCTGCATGGTTTATGGGAAGTATCGTCAGTTGTTTAGTACATTAAACTAAGGTGAGTAGAGTAACTGTGTAATTGATAAAGAAAATTTACTAAGAAGGAAGGGATAACATATGGCAACTCGAACTGGAAATTTCAGTAATTTACTTGCCCCTGGGTTAAGAAGGATTTGGATGGATAATTTTAAAGCCAGACCTACTGAATATGACAAAATATTCAATGTAGATAAGATAGATCGAGCATATGTTGACGATTATGAGATGTCTATGCTTGGAGGGAGCTTTCCAGCCAAAGCTGAGGGTGAGAGTATTGAGTATGTAGATCCTAAGGGAGGAAATATAAAGAGATATACACCAAGTACTTTCGGTCTGGGGTTTAGAATAACTGAGGAGATGTATGAGGACAGTTTGTATGGAATGATGAGGAAGATGCCAAGAGGTCTTGCAAAAGCTCAAGCTAACACTATTGAGTTATATGCTACCTCAGTATTAGATGATGCTTTTGGAGCTGCAGGCATCTACACTGGGTTTGATAAACTTTGTCTCTGTAATGCTTCTCACACAATTCTCTACACTGGAGGTACTTATAGTAACACTCCAAGCGTACAGGCAGATTTAGGTATCACAACTCTTCAGGCAGCAATTACAAATATTGAGAAGACTCCTGATTCAGATGGAGTGTTAGCTGTTCTTAAGCCTCAGTATCTTATTATTGCGCCTGATAATAAGTTTATAGCAAGAGAGCTTCTTAGATCTGAGTATAAGCCTTATACATCTGGAAATGAGATTAATGCTCTACTTGATGAAGAGTTGAAGTATCTTGTAACTCACTTTCTCTCTGACACAGATGCGTGGTTTATTAGGTGTAAAGACCATGATCTTAATTTCTTCTGGAGACGCAAACCTCGCTTCGACAACTCTGATGACTTTGACACAGGCGATGCAAAGTATAAGGGTACTCACAGATCGATTCAGGGATTTGGAAATTGGAGAGGGTGGTTTGGAAGTAGCGGAGGTTAATAATTAGCTATGGATGAAGAGCTTGGTCAGCTCTTTGCATACTTTGAATGGTTATGGAGTTTAAGGATATAATGTATCCTTAAACTCCATAAATGAACAAATTCGGAGGTTTAAAATGGCTCAGAAAAATTTATCTTCAAATGAATGGAAGCTGCCTATTCAAGACTCTGG